GACAAAGTATATGGCGACATTGACCTACAGATGATTGCACCAGAAGTAGAAGGTGTGACCTATGGACAGTTTACAGGCTACTGGAACAAGTTGGCAGATGACTTTGTCAAAGCAGGCCAGGCACCCTATGTAGACACCAGCGAAAGCAAGCCCGGGCATCCTATATTCCAGATTGGCAAAGATTCCTACGTACAGGTAGATTTTATGTGGCATCCAGAACGACTAGAGCAATGGGGTGCCACTCGTGTTACTCCTGAACATGGAGTCAAAGGCTTGTTAACTGGCAACATGTACAGTGTGTTTGGCGAACTAATGGACCTGAGCGTACAGCATGCAGGCGTACAGCTCAAGATACAGGATGGACAACATGTGCCGTTTAGCAAACAAAAAGACACAGAAGTGGTAACAGTCACAACCAACCCGGCTACATTCATACTAGACACATTTATGTATCTGGCCAAACAGCAGGGCATCAACCGACCCAGGATCGCTCCAGAACTAAAACAGTTCTCTGGCAATGATATCAATGACGTCAAGATTGCCAAGCTGGTAGCAGGCATGAAAGGCTTTGCACAAAGTTGCGAAGCCAATGATATGTTTGGCAAAGGCGCACTCAGCAGGTTTTCATCTGCACAAGACTTTGTACAAGCATTCTGGCAACGATATGAAGAAAAAGCCATGATTGATGTTGCAGGCAAAAAGCGTGACAAAGCGCAAACACCTGATGCTGTTGCTCGTGCAGAAAATGATAGAGAAAAGATTCTTACCGGGTTAAATATGGTTAAAGGGTTATTTGCATGAAGATCAGAGATATTATTACCGAAAGTCGCAAACGCATAGTTGAAGGCGCACACATTGTACATCCAGAAGACCTGGTGTTCGGCGAAGGCATTCCTGGCGCACAACGTGCAGTGGCAGCACTAGGCCAAATGGCCAAAGGCAAAGAATTGACCACAATCAAGTGGGACGGATTTCCAGCACTGGTGTTTGGTCGTAATGTTGACGGTGAACTCATGGTTGTGGACAAGCACATGTTTGATAAAAAGTCAGGCGAAGGTCGTGTGACCAGCCCACAAGCGTTCCAACAGTATGATGCCAATCGTGGTGCTGACCGTGCTGACCTATATGGCAAAGTCAATGTAATCTGGGGTGCATTAGAAAAAATTATTCCTAAAAACTTCCGTGGGTTCTACATGGGCGATCTGTTGTATGCAGGCAAGCTATCACCAGACAACGGATTTTACACATTCAAACCCAACACAGTGACCTACAAGGTCAAGGCCAACAGCGGCGCAGGCAAGCACATTGGTTCTAGTGTGGCTGGTATTGCAGTACACACATTTATTCCTGGCATTGGCGAAGGTGACCAACCTCTTACTGGTCTTGGAGGCTTGCCTTCAGATGGTCCCATATGGTTTGTAACAGGTGAGATGCCTGTACCCAAGGTCAAGATGGATACAGGCGCAGTCAATGCCGCAAACTCAACTATTAAACAATATGAAGGTGCAGTAACTGACTTTATTGGTCAGCTGACAGCAATGAAAGCCAAAGGAGTGCTTGGTGCAATCAGTACCTATATCACCAGCAAGATCACTGGTGGATCATTTGATAACATGCTGGCAGGATTCTACCAGTACTTGCCAAGCAAGCTAAGTCCAGCGGCAGCTGGTAAATTGCTAGGCAGTAATCAAGACGGCTGGTTGTACAAAGAAGGTGCACCGGGACTAGAAGGATTATTTGCTATCTGGGTAGCAATATACAATTTGAAACTCAACATCAAGCAACAGATTGACGCACAGGTAGGTGCAGGCGATATACAAGCATTCACCGGCAATGATTCGGGACACGAAGGCTATGTAGTAGGTGGTGGTGATGAAAAGATGAAACTAATCGATCGCCTGGGATTCAGCAAAGCAAACTTTGCCAAGAACGGATAACATGTTTGATTTTATAAAAGATGAGTTGGTTGAAGCAAGGTTGTTTAAGTATCCAGACAACCTCAAAGGACGTAGCTCTCTTGACCTGGCAAAGTTGCTGTTCTCTAGCATCCTGGTACTAGAAATACTGCGAGTGGAAAATGAATCGCAGGCCTGGACCTATGTAAATCGCACCATGGCGTTCAACGACTTTGATCACATGCGTTCGGGCACAACAGATCTAGCCAACATGATTGCTGTACTAAGCAACCAAAATGACTACGAAGATCAGCTAAAAACCAAGATTGGATTGTATGCTCCTGCCCTGCAGATCAAAACATACCTGCGCACTTTCTTTGCAAACACACACAGTAGCATTCGTAGCTTTTTGATCAAGCTAGACGAAGACCTAATGATTGCTGGCAGCGATCTACATCAAGCTCGTAGAACAGTCAGTGACTGGGCAGGTGCAACATCGGGCGAAAAAAGTCTTGCCTGGGCAACATTAACCAGGGTTTTTAACCAACAGGGTACACAACTAGATATCTGGGTACTGGCTAAAAATCACTTCATGCACTGACTTTATAGTACCAAATCATAAATATTTACAAGCGCACTGCGCTATATTTTTAGGAGAAATAACATGGCAATCGGAGCAACAAGAGTCCACGGTGGTGTGGGCCTAGAAGGTGTAATTAACGGAGAATCAGGTGCAGAACTAGGCGCCAGTCTAGCATTCTTTCACATTCAACCACGTGTGGCTGGTCTAACAGCAGTTGACCTACGCGGTGAAATGGCAGCTAATCCAGACGGAGGTTTGGGCCTAGCAGTAGAAAAGATTCTGCAAACTATGCCTAGTGGCGTTATTAGCTACAGCATGGCTAACACAGCAGCCAGCAATATCTACGTTATTACAGATGGTGTTAATGCACCGTCAGCTGCTGTGGTACAGGCAGCAATCGTAGCATTGGGAGCAGCAGTTGGTACAAACAGTATTGACCTGACAGGCACATTGGTAACCGCTGGTACAACATTCACTGTAGCTTAATAAGCATCTGTAGCACAAAACAAAAAAGGCAGGCAACTGCCTTTTTTGCTGATCAATCATAAATATTCACAAGCGCATTGCGCTATAATCTTAGGAGAAATAACATGGCAATCGGAGTTACTCGTAGTGCAAACTACACATATGCTGGTACAACCGGCTCATTCAACGGTATTAATAACGGCACCATCGGTACCCCAGGTACTTGGTCACTAGGTGCAGAAGGTCAATTTGGCGGCAGCGTTGTATTATACAGCGTCAATGCACAAGCAAGTTTGGCAGCACAAGATGATGCTAACAGCGAGGCACTAGAAGCAATTCTTCGTGTGTTTCCATCAATCATCTGTTTCTTTGCACATGCAACCTCAGGTATCATCAACATCATCTGTGATGGTGTAAATGCACCTCCAGCAGCCGCTCTAGAAGCAGCTCTTGACGCAGTTGGTACAGTTAATAGTTTTAACTGTGCTGCATGTACAGTTGCAGTTGGTACCAGCTTTGTTGTAAGTCCAGCTGGCGCTTAATAGTTCGTCGTTTACAATTAGGTTTTTCCTAATGGTAGAACAGAGAAGGCACTTTTATAGTGCCTTTTTTGTTGGCGATAAGTAATAGCATGGACTCACGTAATTACATTGCAGGATATACTCTAGTTGATATTACCGACACAGGTGTGACTCGAGATCGAGGAACGCAAGAGCTTGAGCGTAATCAACAGCGTAACTGGGAGACAGTGATACAGTGTATTAGTCTCCGTGCCCAACCAATGGGACTGATACAACAGGTCACAGACCATAATCTAGAAGACTACGAGTTTGGCGAGATGTATACTGGCAATCATCGTGTGTGGAGTTTTGCATTCACAGTGGAACACGAAAGCGTGTTTCGGCATCTCGACAATCCTTTGTATTATCTTGATGAGAGCTTTGACAAAGTACCAGTGATCACATACCTGAGCGAAACCGCTAAATTCATGCTTCCGATATTTTGGACAAGTGGTGCCATCAAAAACATATATTTTAAAATTTGTTCATTTGACTTAAATAAGTGATAGACGATGCTCTGGCAATCATTGGCTCAAATCATGGCTCACTTTTATGGCATATTAAACCGCATCTCGCAAATTTAGAAAGCGACATTATGTCCACGAATATTGAAAAACAGAGCCTTGAAGCCCACGTCGAACTGTGTGCAGAAAGGTATGAAAAATTGGATAACAAACTTGACGCAGTTGAGCGTAAAGTAGAAAAACTAGAAGAGCACATTATTGCTATTCGGGAATCTCTGGCTGGCTCTGGCGATAAACAGAGCAAGCAAATAATAGCAATAGGAACTGCTATTATATCTGTGCTGATTGCTGGATTGATAACATTAACTGTGCATCTAATTAATAAATGAAAATAATTGAATTAGTTAACAATATACGTATTCCTATCACAAACGAGGAATCGGATGTGTTAGCACTATTCCGGGAGAACGCTGAAGTTCATCGGCAGGATCTAAATGAACGACAGATCCAATTGGCCAACAGCCTAGTCAACAAAGACGTACTATATCGTCAAAATCAAAATGGTCGAATCACATACCACAAAAAAACGGCGTAAACAAAAAGCCTACAAATTAGCCGAGCAACAGGTAGCCGAAGAAGTTATGGCTACCTATTTGAGCTGGTGGTCTAAACAGCAGATACAAACGCTGGTAAACCGCGGCGAACTAATCATGCTGCCGCTACCCAGCAGCAATGGATACCGGATCAATCAGTATAACGTGTATCCCGACAGCGGTGCCTGGGCAGTTGATAACAACAACAACGACAAAAAAATACTGTTCTCAAGCAAAATATCAGCAGTGATGTATTGCCTCCTAGAGTATAAAAAGCTCTTCAACAGGTCCATGGAACTTCGTGCGCAGGATCAAGCTGTGCGCAAACTAGATCATGACTATCAACTGTACAGGCATAAGTATAAAAGTGCCAGTGCTTCCCATAATGGGTTTGCACAAGATCTATATGATGCTAGACTGAGCGATGTTGGCCCTAAGCTAACGGCAGCTCAGGAATATCTAGATAAATTGATCAATTCGGCTAAATACATTAAGATTTGGGATAAACAACCATGAGACTACAAGAAATTGGCAGCAGAGCAACAGCAAAGCGCATTAACAGAATAAATGAAACCCGCTTTGGGTTTGGTATTGATTATAGCAAACTCACTGTTGGCAAAGCACAACATCTGAGCCGCGCACTAGGTGAAAACCTGAACCAACTGCGCCGCAACTATGGTGTACACACCGCAGAGAAGAATCCAAAGTACATGGAACTGCTAATGGTGCGTGAAGGATTGAATCGTTGGATTAGCGAGAATCGCCAGTTGAACGAAAGTGAAATGGGGAAGTCAGAAGCTATCCTGGCCGCCAAGGACATGGTAGATAGTATTCAGGACATGATTGAAGATGTTAGCAAGATGCAGAACGAACAGATGCCTGCACTTATTGATACTATCCGCGATCAAATTGGTAGCGAACAAGCAGACGCATTTAAAGGTGCAGTTGGCAGTGTTCTAAGCAACATCCTACAACAACTAACAGGCGCCCGTGAACAAACAGACAATGCCGCACGTAATCTAGCTGGTGAAGGTTCACCAGACATGGGCATGGGTGGTATGGATGCCGGTGGCGATATGGGTGCTCCAATGCCTGGCGCTGCTCCTGGTATGGGCCCTGAAAGCGAAATGGACATGGGCGACGAATTTGCCGCAACAGATGCTGCCGCAGGCGGCGAAGTAGACCTGGGCAGAGAAAAGCGTTAATCATGCGCATTGATGAAGTAAGTGGTAGTCCGGCCGGTGATGCCAATTTGGCTACCATTCTACAATTTCTTCGTAGCCGAGCCCACAACAAAAAATTAACTCCAATCATTGGTACACAGAGCTTGATCAACATGGTCAAGAATCAGGGTGGTAGCGAATATTTCACATTTGACAATCTTGTGGCTGCACAAGAAAACAATCCTGCAATTGGCGAACTGATCAAGAATCTTGATCGGGAAAAAGTCACCCTAAAAGGATTTGGTGACGAATCGGACTCAAGTGCTGTTGACCAAGATCAAGCCAGCAAAGATCAAGCAACGACTCCAGATCCAGAAAAAACGGTCAAAGCAATGGCTAAATCAGCCATGGCCAATCGCTCCTAACCCATAGACATTTTTAGATAAATACCTTATAC